ACCTAAGGTAGACGCTAAACCTATCGTCAATCGCTCAGAATTGACTCCTATTACGTTTTTCGCGTCAGGATGTGTCTGCATACCCAAAAAGGCTTTGGAGCGAACCTTGGGGCTTTTAGACGCAGAGAATCAGGATAACCAAAACAACATAGGCGTACCTTCTGAGTTCCTAATCACTTGGTGCAATGATGGAATGGTGGAGATGATGCCTACCTTGTGGATGCCTTTTGCTCTCTCAGCAGGTCATGGTTCCGAATATCTAAGTGAAGATTATGCGGCATCAGCTAGGTTCAGCATTTGCGACGTGCCTCAATACGTTATGCAGCCCAGCACACCTTTGAACCATTGGGGTGATTTTCCATTTACGCTTTCCAGGTCAGAATCCGAAAACTCAAAATCCAAATCTGGAATTTCAGAATCCGTTTCCTAGGACTTACCCATTACTGACCAACTTTGTGCGCGACTTAGCACTTACAGACCAACTTTGCAGAAAGTCGATTTCAACTAAACGGCCTGTTTTGAGCCTTAGAAATAGGAATCCAAAAACCAAATCTGGAATTTCAAATCTGGAATTTCGTTTTCCCTTTTGCGTAACGGCACAACCTAGCACCTGGAATGCGTGCAAAAGCGATAGTCCTGCGTGATTCGTCAAAACGCACAAAGCTTATCCAGGTCTATTTATAAACAAGGATAGTGCTATAGCGTATAATGATGAAACGCTTTAACTAATAAATGCTGAGGTGTTAAAATTAAGGATTACATGAGGATAAAGGTTAAAGTTGAACGATAAAGGTTAAGGCTAGGTCAAAAGAGCGAGAGAACGATTGAATCCTGGTAGGTAATCCTGAGGCTAGGACATAGCTTTCCGTTTTTATGAAACAGTTTGACCTGCTTTTCTAGCTCAAGGCATACGATTTCCATCTTGTCAGAAAACGCATAATTGTACCAATGATCCGCCAGTTTGACCTGCAAATAGTAGTTTTCGGGCATAAAAAAGCCCCATTTACGGGGTCTGTGTGTTTTTGTTGGTTATGCTGCTTTAGAGATAAACGTGTTGAAATCCTGGCTACGACTACAGGGCCAAGGCGGCATTGATTCGCTATGTTTTGTGTGATGCCTAAAGCACCAAACCCTTTCACCGTTGAGGTCTTCAGTTGTAGCATAGCCAGTAATCGTCTTCCCTTTGATGCGTATAAACGCTGGTATGCTGAAAAACGTGTCTGGAGTTGATGACATAGAAGCAGCACGCACAACTCCATCAGAACAAAGCAGTCTATGACCGTTTCTGGCGAACAAGCCCCATGGATAAGTCTGTTTGACAAAGGTCTTCATAAGATTACAAAGCAAAGGATGAAGATTAAAACGCAGGTGAAGATAACTCCAACAGCATCAATGGTTTGTTTCATGTTAGAAGTCTTAGACCAGTACATGGCAATAACCACAACCACGAAGGCGGCCTGTAACGAATTCGCGATTCCATGAGCTTTGATCGGCTGATATACCTCGCTTTTCGTCCTCTATAATGAAGCGTTTTAGTAGAGCGTGAACTGCGGCACGGTGTACTTCGTCTCCACTTAGCTCATGAGGATAGGGAATCGTGATTGATCCACGTTCGCAGATGGCTTTGATACGTGAGCCTCGCGTGTTGGTGCAGGGTAAGTACTTGGTAAGGATAGCTTGCATATTTGAATTTGAAGTTGAACTGCGAGAGATATGTACATCATGGAAGGCTAGATGTCTACTGTTTTGTACAGTTTCTTTTTAAGTATTTGGCACCAATTCCAGGCATTACTTCATGCATTGCAACTCAGACACGCATTGCAACCTTGTTTAGATTAAGGCTTGCTGTACTTATGTTTAAGAAATAGTACTTGATGAATGGCCAAGGGCACAAAAGCTCAGTTCGCATTGCAGCACCACAACTCTAAGCTCAATCAAGAAATAGCTGACAAGGTTGTAGAGGGTGTACTAAGCAATAAGAGCCTGGAAAAGATAGCTGATGAAACCGGATTATGTAAGGAAGCTGCGTTTAAGTACATAAAGGGAGTAAAGGTCCCAAAGGATTACCCATCAAATTACGATGAGTGGCAGAGTGACGTTATTGGCTTTCTGGAAATAGCTATCTGGAAAGGCACAAGACGGCTTGCGGACAACGGGATGGAATTGATTGAGGATAAGAGTGTACCCATTAGCATGGCAATCGCTGTCGATAAGTTGTCACTGTTGAGAGGTCAGCCAACTAATATTACAGCCAATATGTCAATATCAGTAAATCACCGTGAACTATTAAATGAATTACGTAATAAACCAACTAGTAGTAATACAAGCGACGCTGTGGACGTGTGAAAGCCTTGATGCCCAGTAGGTATTATATTCAATCTTTACAGTTGTAAACGTTGAGCAAGCTCGGAAAGGCTAGTGGAGGAGGGGGTTGAGGTAAGTTGGTTTCGTATTATGGCGACGCGTAACCCCAAACGAAAAATATGTCCCAAAGTGTTTTTCCTCATCGTCCCTAGTCTTCATACCTTTCAGCAAACAAAGTGTCCTATAAGTCAAATATGAGCGATTCTCGTGGTGTTGAGCGTAAGTGTCTTCAGTGCGGCAAGGGTTTTGTGCCTAAGGTGCATTTTGATGGTGAGAAGCAGAAGCGGTTTTGTGAGGATAAGTGTAATGTGTCTTGGTGGAACGATCAGCCTGAGCATCCTGTTATACCTAAGGTTAGGGCGGATCATCCTAGAGCTATTGAGTTAAAGTTACAGAGGACGCAGTTAGTGTTATTAGAGAAGGCTGATCCTTATAATTATGGTTATGTACCAGATCATTGGGAGATATGTAATGAGTTATGGCCTAGTACGCAGGAGATGTTGATTAGCGGTGGGAATAGAGCTGGTAAGACATTATGGGCTGCTAGGAGGGTTGTTGAGACGTTATTGAGTAAGGATAATTGTAATGTGTTATGTTGTCATACTAGCAATGCTACTAGCGTTACTGTGCAACAGCCTGCTATTTATAATTATCTGCCTATACATTTAAGGGCTACCAAGAAAGGTAAGATACATTATTTGAACTATAGCAGAAAGAATGGGTTTACTGATGGTAGCTTTATTCTGCCGAACGGCTCCAGGTGTGACTTTTTGAACTATACGCAGTCTGAGAATACGATTGAGGGTAGAGAGGCGGATATGATCTGGTGTGATGAGTTGGTGCCTCAGAGCTGGGTGGATACGCTTAGGTATAGGTTGGTTACCAGAAGGGGTAAGTTCTTGGTTACTCAGACGCCACTTGAGGGTGTAGCTAGTGTTTATAAGGAGTTTGTGGGTGGTTCCGAGATTAAGAGATGGGCGGATGGTGAGTTGTTGAAGGATAAGGTTGCTGTGCCTGGATGGCCTATGGGGAAAGCGCCTAGGGTAATGGAACAAAATCGTACTAATCGTAAAACTGTCTTCTTCTTCAGTGAGGATAATCCTTATAACCCTTGGGATGAGATGAAGTCTAAGCTGGTGGGTGCGCCTATGGGTCAGGTGCTTACTCGGGCTTATGGCTGGGCTTCTGAGAATGTGGGTAAGGCGTTTGCTAGATTCAGAGCGGATATACACTGCATTTCGGCTGATAAAGTACCAAAGGAAGAGGGTTCATTGTACATGGTGGTTGACCCTGCTGGTGCGCGTAACTGGTTCTGTTTGTGGCTATGGGTAATGCCTGATGGTAAGAAGATTGTGCTACGTGAGTTTCCTGACTTTGCTGGGTATGGAGAATGGACGTTACCTAGTGAAAAAGCTGATGGTAAGGCTGGTCCTGCTCAGACATTAGGCGCTGGAAGGTCGATTATTGAGTATAGAGAGCTGTTTAGGGCTATTGAGGAAGAGATTGGGCTAGGTGAGCCTGTGATGCGGTTGATTGATCCTAAGGCCGGTGGAACTCCTGCTATTAGCGAACAAGGTGGTACTACTTTGATTGATTTGTTGGCTGAGCCTTCTGAGCAAGATGAAGGAATGGCGTTTATACCTGCTTCCGGTGTGCCAGTGGATCAAAGGACTGCGGCAATCAATAGCGAGCTGAGTTATGATACAAATAAGCCTATGACAAACTTAAATGAGCCTAGATTGTATATCGTTAAAGACTGTCATAACTTGGTTTGGTCATTGAGCGAACATACAGGTAAAGATGGCCAGAAAGGCGCTTCCAAGGATCCTATTGACTGTTTAGGGATGCTTTTATGTAACAAGCTGGAGTATGTAGGCGCTGGAGGCTTAGATTCGTTTGGTGGTGGTTCCTATTGATTTTATTGCAAAAGAAGGTCTTCTCCACACAAATAGCTGAGCTGTAATACGATTATGGAAATTGCACCGTATAAAACGCCAACGGACCAGATGGCTAAAGTTGGTACCGAACCTAATGTCACTGCGCTTGTTGAGGAATTGCGGCGTTCTGCAACCAATTATGGTATTGGCTCTCGTCTTACAACTATTGAGAATACTAGGTACTGCCGTTGGGTTGGGCAAAGCGAAGATGGTAAGAAGTGGAATCAGAATAACCCCAATAAGCCAGCGTTTCCATGGGATGGTGCCTCAGATACTCGTATTCCATTAGCAGATGATGTCTGTAACTCGATGGTGGATCTGTATTCCACGGCTTTCTGGCGTTCGATGGTTAGGGTTAGTCCTGTTAATGTTCGTAATGTTGATACAGCAGTAGCCGCGCATTCGTTGATGGATTGGACGATGAATCAGAAGCTCTATACTTCGTTGACACGCGAGGTTGAGTTGCTGGCTCAGTACGAATGGACCTATGGTTGGGCTGGCGTACACATTTCTTGGCAGCAGGAAATTGGGCAGAAGGAGCAGGAGCTTAAGGTTGAGCAGATCATGGAGCTTGCTGCTAATAGCCCTCAGGGAAGCATTCTGGCTGAGTTACCTAACCTTCTGGCTAATGAAGAGGCTACGGATCAAGTCGCTGAGTTGTTGATGGCTGCATTCCCTAATCTGAAGAAGCAGAAGGCGCTTAAGTGTGTGCGTGAGTTGCGCGAAGAGGGTGAATGCGAGTTCCCAGTGCCTACATTGGTTAAGGATGGTCCTAGTATCGCTGCTTTGTGTCCTTGGGATGAGTTGGCTTTTCCGCCTGAAACTACCGACATTCAGAGTGCGCGTGTTATCTTTAGACGTGCTTACATGACCGAGATTGAGGTGCGTCAGAAGGTTGAAACGGATGAATGGGATGCTGAATGGGCTGAGCAAGCTATCAGTGCTATGGGTAAGTTCAGCAACTACTCTGATTATACGTATTCAATGGGTCTTACAAACAATGCTCTATTAGATCGTTCTAACCTTATTGAGGTTGTTTACTGCTATCAGAAGTCAGTCAATGAAGAGAACGTCCCAGGTGTGTATTGCACCGTTATTTGCCCTCAGGTTGGTGGTAAGTGGGGTAAGTTTGAGCTGATTGACTACGAGCATGGTCTGTATCCTTTCGTTGTTTGGCGTACAGAGATGATTCATCGTAAGATTGCTGAGTCCCGTGGCGCTCCAGAGATTTGTCATACTTGGCAGAATGAGGTTAAGGCTCAGCGTGATAGCATCTTTGACTACACTGCACTTTGCACGTTGCCGCCTATTCAGGTTCCTAAGACTCGCGGAGGTAATCTAAAGCTTGGCCCTGCTGTTCAGATCCCGGTGCTACGTCCTGGTGAGATTAGCTTTATGACCCCACCAGCGCGTGAGCCAAGCGTAGCGTTTAACCTTATTGCGGAGATCGAAGCCCAAGTTGATAAGTATTTTGGTCGCCCTACCGAGAAGGTTGCACCGGCTATCACTCAAATGCGTCAACAGAGGCTTGTTAATAACTGGCTTCATGGATGGACCGATGTGTTTCGTCAGGTTTTATCACTTACAATTCAGTATATTGGCGCTGAAGAGGTGATGCGTATCACAGGTTTGAACGTTCCGCTTAGCACTAACACACTTGAAATGGACGTTAGCCTTAAATTTGACGTTCGAGAGTTATCTAGTGATTTGGTTACAGAGAAATTGAAGGCTGTTTCCACTCTTGTTCTGCCTTTGGACTCTGCTGGCGTTATTGATCGTGCTAAATTGGTTGGTTTGGCTCTTAGAGCGGTTGATCCTACGTTGGCTAATGAGCTTATCATGCAGAGTGGTCCAGCATCTCAGAAGATGTTTGATGAAACCAACGACGAGCTGGCTCTTATATCACTAGGTAACCCACCTAAACTGCGTGAAAACGATCCTACAGCGGCTATAAGGCTTCAATTCGCTCAACAGATTATTCAGTCAAACCCTAAGTACATTCAGCAAGCTCAGGGGGATCAGTTGTTCCAAGCTAATCTTCAAAAATACGTACAAAACCTGCAATTCTCGGTTCAACAGCAACAAAACGCAGTCACCGGACGACTCGGAGTTCAAGCAAATCCATGAGATACACAGAAGAAAAACTACAGGAGATACTCAAATCTTCTTCTCAACATAATCAAACCTACAATGCGTTTCTTCAAATAATCAAAGACGCTGTTAATTATGAGCATAAAGCCGCTTTGTACCCAGATCTTGATTCAGATAGTAGAGCATATAACTGCGGTAGAGCTGCTTCTATTACCGATTTGCTTTATACTATTGCAGAACTAAGTGGTGAAAATGAATTGACAGAAGACAACTCTACTAACACTGATCTCTAAAGCTTTCTGTATTGGGCTATATCAATACTGGTATATAAAACCCATCTTGCTTGGGTATAAACAGCATGGATACATCTATAAACACTGGGGAAGCGCAACCCTCCCAAAACACGGCGACAACAGAATCTGCTCCTAATCTCAATCCGCTTACTTTCGACGAGGCGGCGTTGGCAAAGATGCTACAAAAGCGTTTTTCGGAGTCTGAACAAATCGTTGAAGAAAATCCTAAGCCGGAAGCATCGAGTGATGAAGTTCAGGTTGAGGTAGAAGCCCAGACTTCTGATAAAACTGGGGATCAGGATGAGTCTCCTGAGCTTGATCCTTCACAACAAGAACAAGACGAACAGCCAGAGGAAGCCGATCAGTCTAGTGTTCAAAAGCG